AAACAACTGCCGGAATCTCCAGTTTCCAAGTGCCGGGTCGAGATGCGTTAGGACTCACAAAATATCGCGCTTTCATGTTGCCCAAACTGTTGCCCGTGTTGCCCGAATTTTCAACTTTAAACGCTTTTGCAAATAGTGGCAGTTTGTGCGGTGTAGCGGCAACAAAACCCCGCCAACCCAATCCCAGAGCGGCAAAGAAGCCCACCCACCCAGTGCCGGCGGCGGGACTCGAACCCGCACTCCGTTTTCACGAAAAGGGATTTTAAGTCGTTTTTGGATGCTTGATAATCAACGACTTGCAAGGCTGTTGCCCGTCGTTGCCCTGTTCCCTACGCTTTCGGCCTGTAAAAGTTCACATTCCACCGCCGTCCCTTGACCATGACCTTGGCGACTTTCTTTTCCAATTTGCCCTCGCGCACGGCGGAATCTGCGAGTTGTCGCCCTGCGCCTGATTTGAGATTTGAGAGTTCCGCGATCTCTGCGTTGGTCATCCAGCCTTCTCGTTTGAGTTCGGCGGGGTCTTCGACTGCGGCCGATTCAAAGAATGCCGCCCAAGCTTTTTCTAAAGCGGGAGGAGCCACGGGTGGCCGTTTTTTCGTTCGCATAAATTGACCGTGAGGGAGGTGTCGGTGTAGTGGCCATACGCGAAGCCTTGGGACCATGCGAGCGTCGCGCGGCGTGTGCTGGCGTATTCCATATTGAATCGGGCGAGCATGCCGGTGCAGTGGCCCGTGGCTCCGTCGAGCGTGCGGGCGCGTTCGCTGCCGACTCGGTGGAGGTGTGCGAGAACACAGCTGCCGTAGGTCTCTGCATGGTCGCGTATGGCTTGCACGTTAAACATGTATCCGTGCAGGAATTTCGTTCCTCCGAGTTCGGCGTAGCTGCGGATGTGGTAGGGGTAGAGGCGGGCTTTAAGCTTCTTGGCGGTCGCCTCGATAGCCTGGATGGTGAGCGTGCTGGCGTGTGCTGCAAGGGCGTTTGGCGAGGCGGCGAGTTTGTAGAGGCGGGCTTCGTGATTTCCAAAAAGGATGTGCTGCGGGCGTAGCTCCTCGAGGAAGTCAATGCCGGCGCTCAGGTCATCACTCACGCTGGCGGCGCGGTCGCTGGAGTTCGGATCGTTTACGGCCCCGGCACGGAATGCAGCGAGGTCGAGGAAGTCACCAAGGTGAAAGGTGGTGTCGGGCTTCCACCGTTCCTTGAAGGTCAGGACAGCCTTGTGCGCGGAGGGGTCCATCTGGTCACCGTGCGAGCAACCGACGGCCATCCAGCGTTTCCATTTTTTAACAGGGTTCATGGGAGGTCGGGAATCTCGTTGTCTTTTCTCAACTCCCAAATGTATGAGCGGACCTTTTCGAGAGTGGCTTCGCACGCTGTGCGGGTCTCACCTTCTTCGTCGCGCCATTGGCGGAATTCGCCGCCGCCATGTTTAAGGAACGAGCGGATTTCGTTAAGAAGTTCATCGAGTATTAAAATCGTGTCCATGCCCTTTACCGCGCATATGTGCTCAGTGCGTTCTTCGGGAAGAGTAAATTCAAGCGTGGCTTTCATGCTTCGGTTTCGTCTTCCTCGTCGTCGTCTTCAAATGGCCACAAAATACATTCGGCATCACCGGCGAGGCTGCGACAGGCGTATTCGTTGCCGTGCTTGGTGTGCATGTGGAAGGTCTCCCCGCTGTCTTCCCATGAGACGATGACGATGCCGCAATCAAAATGTTCGGCGAGGAGCTGCCGGACTTGGGAAAGGATCTCGCTGCGGTCTGGCGGCGGAGTGGCTTTAGGCTTGCGGCTCACGACATTGGTGTGCTGTCAAAAGGGGGTGCCTCGGGAGGCGCTGCTTCTATGCGGTTCCAGCGCTGGACACTTGTTTGACCAGTTGGTGTTCAGCCAATCCGCCGCATTCCCACTTAATTGCTCCCGAGGCGTAATTTTTAAGCGAGGATGTCGATGCGGTCAGCGACTCGCTGGCGGAGGCTGGCGAGGATTTCGCGCTCGGTCATGTTGGTGCCCCATGCCGGCCGGAATTGATAGTGGGGCTCGTCGTTGAATTTCCAGCGGCCGCCCCACTCAAAGCCGAGCGATTCACCGAGGGGTCCAAGTTCGCGGTAGAGGGCATGGTCTCCGTGGTAGGTTTTGCCGTCCTTGGAAAACACGGCGAGATCGAGGGCCAGACCGTAGTTGTGCATTGAGTGCCCTGGCGGGGCTTTGGTGACGATCTTGCCGGGTGCGGTTCGGCCTTTAGCGTAGAGTGCTGCTTGCTCTGCCCACGTTCTCAAGCCGCAGATACATTTCACATCGAGATTGCGCTGTGCTGCGAGGCTCTTGGCGGCGGTGATGAAGGTGGCCGCTCGCTGGTGGATGTCAGGGTGGAGGGTGGCGAGGTTGCGCTCGCTGCGTTCGTCGAGGGTCATTTTTTTTTACGCGCTGGGGCTTTTTTGGCTGGTGCGGTGGCAGGTTTCTTTTTTGCGCGGGGCTTGCGGAGCGGCTTTGGCGATGGCTCTGCGGGAGGGGGCGTGGCTGCGGGGAAGAAGATGCGGAAAAAGTTAAGGATGTGCATTTTTTTATCGAAGGAGGAATGCGAGCAGGAGGAATCCAAAACTCGCAAGGATGAGTGTCAGAGCGATTTGCTCAGGTTTCATTTGGCGTTGACTCCCTTGATTTTTTCGAGCGTTCTGAGGGTGCCGAGGCCAAGCATTCCCAAGAGGGTTGTCATAAGCATCTCGGTGGGGAGTTCGACCACGGGTGCGGGTTGTTTTGTGGTGAGGACGAAGACCCACGAGAAAAGCGGCTGGCCGAAACATATCCAGCCGAATGAGAGGGCGCACACCCAACCGACTGCGGGACGCCATCCTGAGACGAAAAGCGAGGCATGGGCGGCTTCGGCGGTGTTGGTCTGGCTTTGCTGCGTGGCTTCTTGGGCGGCAATTTCCAGCACGCGAAGCTGCCAGGCTTCTTGGGCCTTACGCTTGGCTTCGGTGTCGGGCACGACTTTATCGAGTATCTCGAGGCCGGTCCGCACCATCGCTGGAATGTCCCAGGTCATTATTGTTTGCGCTCGATGGCTCTTATCCTGCCTTCGTGGTCTGCGAGCAGAATATCGTGGCGCTTGTCGGTTTCGGCGTTGGCCTCCATGCGGATCAGCACGGCTTCGATTTTCTCGACGCGGCCGCTAAGTTTTTCCGCCGCGCTTTCAAACTCACCGCGCGAGACAAATTGGCTTTGGAGAACGAGGATTAGGATTATCCCGGCGGGAGTGACCCACCGGGATGCGATGTCCAGGGCTTTGGTGACGCCTTCGCTCATGAGTTCGCTTGGGCGATTAGATTCCCCACAATCGCGGTCGTCGCGCAGTTTTGGAGGCGCTCCGTGTTCAAGGCGTCTGTCTTGGCCTTCACCGCATCGAGCTTGGACGCTTCGCTTGCGGCCATTCTGCTACTCACTGAGCTGTCCACCCGAGCCAGCTCAACGGCCAGTTCGGTGCGTGTAGCCGAGGCAATGCTGGCGGCGCTCGGAACTGATGGCGAGTTTGTGAGGGTGTCCACTGTGCCGCCTGTGATTTGTTTGGTGGCTGTTCCCCACACTGCCGATGCGTTTGCGGCGGCTGTCGGCACGCTGTCGAGCTTTCCGCCTGTGCGCTCGATGTCGCTGCGGATGGCTGCAACAAGCGAGACTTCGCTGAGGTTGGTGTTGCCGATGGCGCCGACGATGGCGTTGAGGACGGCTTGGCCGTCTGCTTCGTTGAGGAGCGATCCTTCGACTGCAGTGGCAATCTGTGCGGTCGTTGGTGCGGCGCTGTATGCCGAAGACGCGAGGCGGCTTGAAACGGTGGCGTCGAGGTTGGCGAGCTTGGTGCTGTTGCTGTCCATCTCTTCGCGGATTTGCACGGCTGTCGGGCCGCTGGATGTGGTGAGCGTGCGGCTTGCGTAGTCCCACACATCCGAGGCGCTGATGCCTGCGCCTGCTGTGAGCGTGCGCGTTGAGGCTCCCCACACGGCCTCTGGCGTGAGGACTGCTGTGCCGAAACCTGAGCCTACAGCGACTCCCAGCGCCACCGAGCCTGCGGCTGGCACTGCGCAGCTTCCGCTGAGAGCACCACTCGCGTAGCTCACCCCGTTGCGGACATCGGTGGCGGCTGGCATCGCGGCGTTTTGCGTGGCGTCGATGAGGGTCTTTGCGCCTGCGGTGTCGCAGTAGTTGAAGACGGCGACATTGCTTCCAGCTTTCTTGAGGCGGATGCATGTGCCGCTTGTTGGCGATTGGCCGAATGTGCCGTATTCCAATTCTTGGATTTCGATGACTCCGAGTCCAGCATTGCTTGCGCCAACGCAGGCGGCTAATCCGGCTGTGTTGCCGGGTCCGTAGGCATTGCCTTTTGCGCGAGTCAAATATACAGTGCCAGTAGTTGAATTACTTACTCCGGTCGAAGTAGCAGTCGCTCCCCCTGTCGCCGTCCCAAAAATACTCGTCGTTCCCGTAGAAGTATTTGAAACCCCAATGCAGGTCGATCCCGACCCACCAACAACATTGCCAGTTATTGTAGCCGTTCCCGTAGCATTTGAAACTCCTGCGCAGGACAGCCCCGATCCACCGGTGCAATTCCCTGTGATGTTTAATGTTCCGGTGGAGTTGTTATTAGCACCAAATGATCCGCTGCCACTTGGAGATGTCCCACCGGTGCAATTTCCTGTGATGTTTAATGTTCCAGTGGAGTTGTTATTAACCCCGTGTGATTGTTGAGAAAGACCGCCACCAGTGCAATTCCCTGTGATATTTAATGTTCCAGTCGAGGTGTTAGTGCCTCCATGACAAAATTGGTGGGGAGCCAAACAATTGCCTGTGATGTTTAATGTCCCGCTTGATGTATTGGCTGCGGCAGGGGTATTAGGGACCGATCCGCCGGTGCAGTTACCGATTATCGATCCCGAGGCTGGAGTTGCGGCAGTAAACTGCACGCAAGTTGATGTGCTGGAAGATTTATTAGTCACATTTGCTGTGAGTGTTATTCCGCTCGCTAAAATAAATGTGCCTGTGCCTGCGTTTGAAACTTCGTAACAAGTTGCATTTGCGCTGATAGTGATAGTGTGACCCGTCGAGGCACGCGCCTCGTCGCCAACGGTAGGAACAACGCCACCCACCCATGTTGCTCCCGCATTAAAATTGCCGGTTGCGGCAGATACGATGAGTGCCATGTCTTAAAGTCCTTTCGTGCTGATTAGGGTTTGTAGAGCGGTTTGAATCGCGGCGACGGCGGTTTGCTCGGCGGGGTCTGCGATCTCGGAGAAGCTACCTCGCAGGATGCTGATCGCGAATTCTGGCGCGGTGACGACCTCGCCCGCCTCGATGCGTGTAGGCGTGAGGAGCAAGTTGATACAAGCGTTCTGGCTGCCGTCACTCTCATACCGGCCCGATATGGCCAAATTGAGCGAGAATTTGTCGTAGGATTTGCCGTTGATTTCGATGGGGTTGGTAGCGTTCATGGTGTTGGATTTTTTGGTTTAAGAAAATTGGAGTGAACTGCGGTTATTCCAGGCTCCGAGTGCCGAGGCTTCGGCGGTCACATTGCCGTTGGCGTCTGTGGTGGTGCGGGCGATGTCCCAGAGTGGGGAGTCGTAGATGGACCCGCTGTTTGGGAAATCGGAGTAGGCGAGTTTGCCGTAGAAAAGATGGTTGCCGATGATGTCGAAGACTTCGACTTTATCGGGCACGGGACGAGTGCCGATGCGGTAGACATTACCGGCGGCGTCTTTGGAGTAGAGGCAGCGGTCGGTGAGGTTTTGGAGGATCTCTCCGATGCCGAGCTGGTCGCTGGTCGGAATACGGCCGGCGATTGAGGATTTTTTCGGGACGATTTGAGTTGCCATGTGGCGGATTTATTCGGCGGATTTTTTTAGACTCCCCCCGCTTGGCGAGGCGCTATGGAGCGCCCCGCCGGGGAGTGGTTGCGGTCTTAGTAAGTTCCGCCATCGATGACGCTCTCCATCGCGGAGATACGACTTTCGTGGTCGGCCACGTCTGCCTCGAGGGATGTGAGGCGGCTGTCACTGGACACGCCTTCCAAGCTCGTGATGCGGTTCGACAACGATGTGTCGGCTGTCGCACGTGTGGAGGCTTCGGCTGTTACGAGGCCGGTGACGGTCACGATCGCGGCGGCTCTTGTGCTGGCCTCGGAATCGACATTTGCCTGCACACCGGAGATCGCGCTCTGGCGGTCTGCCACTTCGTCAAGGATGTCTTGCTCGGCTGCGGAAACTCTGGTGGTCAGCGCGGTAGCTGCCGACACCACACCATCAACACGCAGGTCGAGAGCGTCGTCGCCGGATTCGCGGCTGGCTGCCTCTGCGTCGATCGCGTTGTTGATCGAGAGGATGGCGGCTGCGAGCGCGTTGTCGTTTGTGAGGTCGACCGAATTGATGAGGGTGACGATTTCCGCGAAGGTGTCTTTATCAGCGGATGAGGCGGAGAGGATCGCATCGATGCGGCCTTTCTCAGTCGTGATTTTGCCGTCCAATGCATTGTCGCCGGACACGCGAGCGGAGGCTTCGGAGCTGACTGCCGAAGCCCGGTCGAGGAGCTCTTGGGCGAGGTTCGCAGCGATGACGCCTTCAGCTGAGGTGGCCCGTGTGACCTCGTTATTCAGCGATGTGGTGATGCTGGAATCCGAGTTCGAACGCAAAAGTGCCTCGGCTGCTACTGCGTCAGAAACGAAGGTCTTCTTAGCGAAGATGTGCTCGCCGCCGATTGGCAGGACGCCTTCGGCTGTGCCGATGAAAAAGGATTTGTTTGTCGTGTCGAATGCAACTTCGCCGACTTGAAGCGAGACCGGCGTGCCGGAACCGCGTTTGATTTTGAGGATGGGATTAGCCATGTGTTTTTTTGGTGTTGGTGGTTTGGGTTACGTTGCTGGGGTGAGTGTCAAAAAGTTCCGCAGTCCACGACTGGGATAAGGAGCGCGTAGCTGCTCGCCGCTTCGCTCCATCGCCAGGGGAGGCCGGTATCGAGCGCGACGTAGAGACGCTTAGTGCGGCCGGTGCTCGGAAAGGCGGAGCGGTCGGGATATTCGACAATCGCGTTCGTCTCTTCTGGCAGGACGAGCGTGAAGCTGGAGAGGTCGAGACTTTGGCTGAGGTTGCTCTCGGTGATTGTTGTCATGCGAATGCGAGAGTCTCCCTGTTGAGCCATGAGCCTGTGGCGGTGGCAGTGGCGAGCACGCGGCCGGCGGCTGAGAGCGTGCTGCGTTTAATAGTCCAGCTTGTGGCGGTCTCTGGCAGGGCTGGAGCGGCAGGGCGGTCGGTATTGAGCAGGCGCCCGCTGTAGGTCGTGAGGCCGTTGGCCGAGGTGTCGAAGGCGTAAAGGTAGAGCGTCGGGTCAATCGGCGGCTGGACGCTGCGGAGTCCCAAGGCGGTGAAAACGATCTGCTGGCCGGCAGCAGGATAGCCGTCGAAAATGATGGTGCCGGATGCGAGGTTGACCGTGTAATCGGTCGCTGGGTTTTGCGTCACGCCGTTGAGCGAGACGAGAACGGCAGAGGGATCGGAGCTTGCGAGGCCGCCGACTGAGTAGGTGTCTGTGAGGCCGTCTGCGGTGTGCGTGGTCGTGGTGATCGAAAGGCCGGGGGCTGAGGCTACGATGAAGTCCGAGAGGCCAGTGATGCTTGTCGCGGGGTGCGTGTGAGCGGATGGCGCAAAGGTTGCGGGTTTGCCTGTGAGGCTGGACCAATCGACAGGCGGCGAGACTGCTACGACGGCGCTGGCAAAGTCGGTGATGTCGCTTGCCGCGTGCGTGTGGAGCTTGTCGGCCTTGGAGAGTTCAACCCAGAGCTTGAATGCGGGCGAGGCGGCGGGATCGAATGCGGCCCAATAGCTGGTGCCGGGTGGGTAGCCTGGATTAGGTTCGCCGGTGCGGACGTAGAGCGCGCCGTTGTAGCTGACGACTTGGCCGGGATAGTAGTCGCCTCCATTGTCGTAGGCTCCGAGATAGTTGACCGGCTCGGGCTGGAGTGCGGTGTCGGCCTTGGCACCTTGTGCGGCTGTGGCTTTTCCGTTGATCTGGGTCTGGAGACTGCCGATGGATGCGGCTGCTTCGGCAATACTGTCGAGCGCGGCGGGGTCGAGATTCGCGGCGAGGTGGTCTATGCGAAGACCGAGGGCGGTATCTGCGGAGGCAAGAGCGGCGAGGTCGGCAGGTAGGCCGGTGATCTCGCTCT